TGAAAAATTCAAGATTCGTGATGTTGATGAATGGAAAAAAGGATTTTTGAAATTAGCACAAACTAAAAAACAATTTTCAGAACTAAAGGGATTGCAATTAAGAAATCCCAAAGATGTATACAAACTTCATATGTTTGTTAAGAGAAAAGGGATAAAAGACAAAACTCTTGATCTTTTACTTAGAGATGCAAACACAAGTCGTTTACCAAATATCATGTTCGATATCACAATGAAAGATGCAAGTGATATCGGAGATGTCATTCCAAAGTTAGTTGAAGCAGGATATGAATCAAAAAATATCCATCTTACATGGGTATTGACAAATTATGCAGTTGCGATACTCAATAATCGAAATCGTGAAAGAGTTGTTCCAGAAGACATTATGCTACTTTCTCATGAAGGTGCAGCTACAAATATGTACGATGTTATTAAAGGAAAACTTCCTAGAGGATTGAATGGTGGTGTTCGGGTAATTCTCAATAATAGAGACAACACTATTGTATGGGCCGATCCTGACACAAAGAAACCAATGAAAACTTCTCAGGGTGATATAATTATTAAAGATTTTACCTACTTGACTCTCAAGAAAGAAGGTAAAACAATCGGGCCAGAAACAGATATTAAACGACAACTTCTAGGTTGGATAGCTGATAATGTTCCAAAGACAAAATTGACAAAGGATTTGGTGGGTGTTGATCCAGATCTTTTAGATAATATGTACCCGAAAAAAACTTGACATTCAGTACATTTCTGTGGTATAATAGTATTGTAATGAGAAAGGAGTTAAAAAATGACATCTAAAAAATTGAAGAATTTGAGAAAAGAAATTCTGGATAAGTATTCGGGAAAGCTAACTGGATACAAACATTTAGATGATGGAACCGATGACTATGCAAGAAGCATACCAAAGAAATCCGAAGAAAATTCAGAAGAAAATTCAGAAAAAACTTGACATCCTTGTCAGGATTTGGTATAATGTAAGTAAAGAGTGAGAAAGTAAACCTTTCAACAATTAAACATTATGAAATACAATACAACTTCCTTAGTTGAACAGAAATCACTTCTTGCCAAACTGATGGCTGCGGAGAACATTACTGTTGAACATAAGAAAATTCCTACTGCGGCATTCGATGTAAAAAATCGTGTGTTGTACTTACCTATCCTCAAATGGAAGCCTGGTTCTGAGGTCTATGACCTTTTTTGTGCCCACGAAGTTGGTCACGCACTATGGACTCCTGAAGATGGATGGCATTCCTCTGCAAGTAAAAAAGGAAAAGGATACAAGTCCTTTTTGAACGTTGTAGAAGATGCAAGAATCGAAAAGAAAATTAAAAGAAAGTTTGCTGGTGCCCGTAAGTCAATGATTGAGGGGTACAAGAGTTTAATGAATGAAGATTTTTTCGGATTGAGTAAGATGGGGGTTGACCCTAACGATCTTGGTCTGATTGATCGTATTAATTTATATACCAAAGCCGGAACTGCTTATGGAATCGAATTTTCCGATGAAGAAAAAGTTTGGGTTGAACGTGTTGAAAGAACTGAAACATGGGAAGATGTTGTCAAGGTTTGTGATGAACTTTACGATTGGTGTAAAGAAAACGAATCGGAAACTGATAACAGTTACGGTGAATTTGGTGAAGGTTTTGAAGATGAATCGGATGAATTTGAAGAATCTGAAGAGTTTGAGGAATCAGAAAGTTCAGATGGTTCTGATATGAATGAAATGATGTCAGATATGTTTGGTGATGATTCTGAAGAAAATGAATCTGAAGAAGAAAGTTCTTCTGGTGATTCGAGCGAAGATGATTCTGATGAAGAAGAATCTTCTGAAAAGACCGATGAAGAAAATTCAGAATCGGGTGATTCATCTGAAGAAAAAGAATCTTCCAAGAAAACCATTTCTAATGGAATAGAAGGTGGTGTTGGAGATGCTTTTGGAGATCGTGAAAATATGACTTCAGAACCACATTCACTTACTGATGAAGAATTTCGTAGAAGAGAAGAAGAACTGGCGGATATGGATGAAAGAACAGAACTTCCTCTTTATTTGACTTTTCCTAAAATTAATACAAATGCACTTGTAGTTGATTACAAGAAAACTCTTGAAGAATGTAATAAGTATTATTCATCTCAAGATGGTGCAAATGAATATGGAATTAAAATTTTGAAAAAGTTTAAATTGACAAACGACAAAATGGTCAATTACATGGTCAAAGAGTTTGAAATGAAGAAAGCTGCGGACATTCATCGTAGGGCATATTCTTCAAAGAAGGGAACTCTTGACATGAACAAGATTCATTCTTACAAGTACAGTGAAAATCTGTTTCAACAGATTACTAACTTGCCTGAAGGAAAGAATCATGGTATGGTTATGTTTATTGATTGGTCTGGTTCTATGCACGCTTACATGAAAGAAACCATTGAACAGTTGATTAACTTAACAATGTTTTGTTCAAAAGTTCAGATTCCTTTTGAAGTTTATGCTTTTTCTGATCATTATCGAGATTGGAAAGACGAAGACAATGAAAAAATTAGTAGGGAGTTTGAAAGAAAGCCTTATGATCATACTGCAATAGGAAATAAAATTGCAGATTATAAAAAGAACAACATTGTAGTTACAAATAGTTTTCGTTTGTTGAATCTTTTTTCTTCACGAATGAGAAATCGTGAATTGAACAATGCGTATCAAAATCTTCTTATGATTGCAGATGGATATGAAAATCGTTACAATTATTATTACAGTAGTGATTATCGGTATTATGGTATGCCTAATAATTTTTCACTTGGTGGAACTCCACTAAATGATACGATTGTTGTTGCAAAATCTGTGATAGAAGAGTTTAAAGTGAAAACAAGAGCACAGATTGTCAATGCAGTATTTTTGACTGATGGTCAGAGTAATCAACACAATGAATTTTTGGATTCTGATAATGTAGTTAGAACATTTGGTGGTAGAAATTCAATTCATATTGATGATCCTGCAACTCGTATGAGAGTTTTTCCAGAAGAAGTTAAAGCTCGTAATAGTAGATATACTTCACTTCTTTTACTTGCACTAAAACGATCATTAGGAATAAACCTTCTTGGATTTTTCTTGACTTCTGGTTCTGGAAGAAGAAATATAGGTAATTTGAGTTATGTAATGTCAAGATATCCTACTGAAGAAGATTATAGTATGTTTCGCAAAGAAAAATTCTTGATCGAAACAGGAACATCTTATGATGAACTCTACATTATCAACACCAAAGGTCTTGAAATTGATGAAGTTGATCATATGGGTTCAGTTGAGGCCGGATCATCCAAAGCGGAAATTCGGAGAGCGCTGAAAAAGAATACCAAAGGGAAGTTGCATAATCGCATTCTTCTTAACGCATTTATTGAAAAAGTTGCGTAAAAAACTTGACATCTCTGTCAAAATTTGATATAATATAATTATGGAAATGAGAAAAGATGACTTTTCTCTAATGTGAACCTCCTAATGGAGATTATTTGTTATGAGTAATTTGACTGACAAGAGAACCGAAATTGTTGAGAAACTAGAAAAGGTTTTCCCTGACCGTGAAGTCACAATGAAACAGTTGATGGAATGGGCAGAAGGTGAAGGTCTTTCCAAGTATGCACCATCTTTCATTTGGAAAAGTGAAAACAAAGTCCGAAGGGGCGTATTTCGTATTCCTGAAATTAATGGAAATGTTGCAACTGATACAAAAGTTGCATTTGTGCCTATGGCAACAGAAAAAGAGAAAGAAGTTTCATTGGCAACCAATGTTATAGAATTTCCTAAAAACGAAATGGAATCTTATGTTCCTGCAAAAGTTTCCAATTACGTAAAATTTGGTCATTATAGTGATGTAAAGACCATTAAGAAATCTGGTCAATTCTATCCTATCTTCATTACTGGTCTTTCTGGAAACGGAAAAACCATGATGATTGAACAAGTTCATGCGGAATTGAAAAAAGAACTTTTTCGTGTGAACATTACTATTGAAACTGATGAAGATGACTTGATTGGTCACTATGCATTGATTGATGGTAAAACAGTTTGGCAAGACGGGCCAGTTGTTCTTGCAATGGAACGTGGTGGAACGCTACTTCTTGATGAAGTTGACCTTGCATCAAACAAAATTATGTGTCTGCAGCCTGTTCTGGAAGGAAATCCACTTCTGATTAAAAAAGAAGGAAGGATTGTTCGTCCTAAAGCTGGTTTCACAGTTATGGCAACTGCGAACACTAAAGGTAAAGGTTCTGAAGATGGTCGATTTATCGGAACTAACATTTTGAACGAAGCTTTCCTTGAAAGATTTCCAATTACAGTTGAACAGGAATATCCTTCTGTAACAGTTGAAAAGAAAATCATCAACAAATTGATGACTTCTCTTAATTGTCTGGATGAAGAGTTTTCTGGAAAACTTGTTGACTGGGCGGATTTGATTCGTAAAACCTTTTATGATGGTGGAGTTGATGAAATTATTGCCACTCGCCGTCTGGTTCACATTGTTCACGCATTTT